ACTAGATCTTCGTTGCATCTCGAAGAGAATCGTGTTATACTTAATCTCGACTAGACATCTCGACGAGCCATGTACGACGACTACGATCTCGACTATGCATTCATGAATGAATACACATATGATCTCGACGAGCTATCATACGAGTATCTCGACGAGAGTGCGTGTGCAAACACTACACATCTAGACGAGGATGATGAGTACGTACGAGATTCGCAAGATTACGCGCAACTTGCGTACAGGCATTATGCATGATATAATCTAGACGAGACGCACACACACACCTGCATCTAGACACATGTATACGAACACACCTACAAAACGCCTGGTACGTGTTACGCTAGACATCGCGTGCTATGATGATCTAGATCTAGAATCCCTGGACTGGGATGCACTTCTAGATCTAGATGGAGATGAATGTGTAGAGCACGTTAACGTCAAGGACACGTATGATATCTTTTAAATGTGCCAGTTTCTGAACTGGTCCATACCCCCTTGCGGAAAGTACTGCAGGGGGGTATTCTTGTATCAAGTTCGAAATGAATCGATTTTGGTTTACACCGATCCCTGCACAATTGCCATGAATTCTTTCAACTCCTACCTGGAATCTTTGCCTTCGTTCATTACACAAACCGATGCAGATTGGGGCATGGTTTATGACTGGATGGAAGAAATGTGCGGCGAACTGACTGATACCCAATGGGAAGAAGTTGCGGAGGTGTATAAAGAATTCATGAACGATTCTCGCTACTAAGTATACCTAACTGTTCCGAAGGGTTTTTATAACCCTGAGGCGGCTGAGCGGGGACAGTTGAGAAGGTGGCACACAGTCGGTTGATCTGCCCCCAGGATCGTGTATTGTATTCAAGTCGTCAGGAATTGCACCATGTTTGATGAACTCTGGTCTGAGATTCAAGATGCTCCTGGGGAGATCTTCGATGTCATTGAGTATAAAGAAGAATGGGAGAAAGATGAGAAGTTCAATGTAGAGAATTACATCAACTCTAACTACGATTACTGATGACAACTGTTCTTCTTGGTTCGTTAATCATTCTCTGGTTTTTTGCCCCCAAATGGAAATGAATTACCAGGTCACTGACATTGAGTTTGACCTTGATTGTGATGCTGCTGATGAGGAATTGACTCCTGAAGATGAGAAGGAATTGTATGATGAAATCATTGGTTCTTTCTGGGAGGCAGTAGATGGAGATGATTTAGTAGAAGAGATCACCGCCGCTACTGGTTGGTGTATTAAGTCCATCGATTACCGTCACGTTCTTAACTGAAACTCATGAACCGTTCTGAACTCCAAGACAACATGATCCAGCAAATCCTGGAGGATATGGACATCAAAACTATGATGGCAATTCTTTATGATAACATGAGTGAGAGTTATGATAAGTATTCGGACGCAGAATTGATTGAAGAGGTTAAAGAATACTACCCGCACATTCTGGAGGATTAATTATACCCAGGTCAGCTGCGCGACCAGTTGGCAAGGTGGCACACTAGGGGTCGTGTTCGTGCCGACCCCGTGCCTATAATGACTTCAGTTCGAAAGGATCGCATGACTGCCTACTCTTTCTACCGTGTGGAACTGGATCGCGCCGATGGCACCACTGCGGTTGAATTCCGCAAGCGTCGCAAGGCAACGACTGCCAAGGGTATGTCCCGCCAGCATGACAACGTGGTCAACTCCGTGATCGAGGAGATCCGTTACTATAAGATCGAAGGATGGAAGCGCCTGACCGTGACCCGTGTGCCAGCGAGCGAAGTGACCGCACCCTACGCCAGACTGGGGTGACCCGTGCCTATAATGACTGAAGTTCAAACAAACCCAATGCGTTACGAAGTTCTGGTTCCCTCTGCCATGTATGAGTCCGAGTCCGTCTCGGATCTGGACCGTGCCTATGATCTCTGCTACTCCCTGTCTGAGGAGTTCGGTTACGCTGAGATCCGTAAGGATGGCATGGTCATCGCAGACTACGGCAACCCTTGCCTGTGTGCCAACTGAGGCACTGTCTTCGGGGGGTTGACTTTCCCCCCGATCCGATCCATACTACCTTTGTTCACACGACACAGACTCATGCGTAAGATCGAACAGCAAATGAACGCCGCCATTTCTAACAATCAGAACTGGCAATCTGACAACACCGCTGTCGCTTACAACCCCGAAACTAACGAGTCTACCGTGTTCCTCCATGGTAACAAGATCGCCATCGTTGGTGATGACTTCGTTCAGATCTTCGACGGTGGTTATCAGTCTAACACCACCAAGTCCCGCCTGAATGCTATTCTTTCGGAGCACGGAATCACGGGCGAATGTGTATTCCAAAAGAACTTCAATTGGTTCGTCCATAAGTTCATCGGACAGGCAGGATCTTCGCCCGTTTACAATGAGTACGAATTCAAAGATGGGTTCATGTTTGCATAAAGAATTGGGGGGCAATTGCCTCCCTTTTTTTATACCGCGAAGCGGCTGAAAAGTTGGCTGCCCCAGTGACGACCTTTTTCGTCATCAGGGCGACCCTGCCCCTCCTTCGCTTGTGACCCTATTGTAGAGCCAGGAGGTGCCGCAGGCAGCCGACTGGGGTCAGTTAGCAGACTGTCCACAAACCCTTCCAAAGACCCCCAAGGGGTGCCATACTACGTACATGCAAAACAAGCACATCGAACACCCCGAAGACACGATCCTGACGGGCGACCTGACTGCCCTGGATCTCCTGCTCTCTGAGGGTCATCTCAGCGTTAAGATCGACGGCGCTCCTGCCGTTGTCTGGGGTCGCAACCCTGCTACTGGTAATTTCTTCGTTGGCACCAAAAGTGTCTTCAACAAAGTAAAGATCAAGATCAACGAATCTCATGAAGAAATTGATGCGAACCACGTCGGTCAAGTTGCAGAAATTCTGCACGCTTGTCTTGATTGGTTACCTGCTACAGATGGCATTTTCCAAGGGGATTTTATCGGTTTCGGTGGATCTGACGAGTATACTCCCAACACAATCACCTATAAGTTCCCAGAGATAATTACTGAGAACATTATCATTGCTCCGCACACTTACTACACTGCGGAATCGGATTTGCGCGATGCAGTAGCACATCCGATGAAGTTCATGATTACTGATACTTTCTACTGCAAGTTCGTTAAACCCCAAGCACGTATCTTTACTGGCAATTTTGATACCTGTGCTGGGTCGTTTGATGATCTTTCTGAGGTCATTCAGTTTGCTAAAGTAATGGCACAGAATGTTGAGTTTGTCGATGATAAGAAAGCAAAGCAAATCAAGCAGGCATTGAATAAGTGCATCCGCGAAGGTACGCCGATTGATGATAACGCATTCGACTGCGATTACACCCTGATCTCTTACTGGAAGTTGGTCAAGTCTATCAAAGATGATGCACTCTATCTCTGCCGTAATAACGGTCCAGAAGCATACATCGATCAGGACAGAATCGACTCCGAAGGTTATGTCTACTCCAACGACCTGGGTACAGTCAAACTGGTCAATCGCGAACGCTTCAGTCATGCTAACTTCAACAACGCTAAATTTGCACAAACTCCCTGAGAGTTCTTTATACTCAGGTCAGCCGCCCGCGTGCCAATGAGCGCACTGTCTACCCATTCCCCGATTGCGGCAGACCTGCCCCCTATAATGGTTGCATACCAAACGAACCCAGATGACCTTCGCCGTTCAACCCGCCTACTGGTCAAAGTTCGATCAGCACGCTTGCTGGTGGGCAGAGTCGATCAACCATGCCTACCGAATCGCTCAGTTCTGGGGTGAGCCCTGCATGATCTGGATGTGCCCCGATAAAGGCGCCCCGATCCGCTGGTGCCGCGCCGATGCCAACACCGACGCCATCGCTGATCTGGTGTTCGGGGTCGGTCGCTGACCCCCCGACCTGCTACAATACTCTCAACAGCAACCGACCGATGCGCTACCCGATCAACTGCAACGACTCCCAAAGCGTCTGGACCCTGCGCCTGAACCCTATCACGGGAACTGCCCGCGTCCGCTGGTTTAACTCCCCTCTCACTGAATACCGCCACACTGGGGTGTCGCGTCGTGCCATCCTGGGGATGCTCTGGTATTCTGGCAAAACCAGCAAAGGGGGATGGGTCAACCGTCACTGCCTGGAGAAGTCCGACTCTAAGCGTCTGAACTGGCGTCCCGTTCTGGAGGAGATGGCAATTCAGCAACTGTCTACCATCCGCCCTTAAGGGCACCCCTGACCCCTTATACTGATCTCAGTTCAAACGACACCGATGAGCACCGCTACCTACAACGGTTGGGCAAACTACGAAACCTGGAACGCCGCCCTCTGGATCGGCAACGATGAGTTTCTGTACAACACCGCAAAGGCATGTGTTGAGTTTTGTGCCGACTGGGAGACCCCTTGGGAAAAGTTCGTCCGTTGCATG